TCACGGATGTGTTTTGAGATCTTAAGGTAGACGTAATATAAACCAATTGCCGTAACAGGCACTGCTGACAACAGACCGCTTGAGAATCCTGCGAGGAATTTGTAGTCCGTTGTTTAGGTTTGTGGTAACTAGACTGGCCGTCCCACTCTTGCAACTAGTATATTGGTGGATGGCTTTGATGGCTTCACAGAAAGGCAGTGTTTGATAACTTACCTTTGTTCCTTGATTATCTTTTGTGGTTATACCGGAACTAACCACCTGTGAAGCCTTTGGACGAGCTCTGGATCATGACGTAGCTCATTTAGAACAGAAAACAGAGCGTCCAGGTAGTTCTTGACCACCTCTTGATTGCCACATCCCGGGTTATATCCGAAGATAAGCTTGTAAAGCATTTTACCCTTGTTGACTGGGATGGCGAGGTTCAGCTGTTCAAAGATATGTGAACAAAATTCCAGTTTTGCTGAAACCTCGACTTTGAACCCCAACTCAGAATACCGTTGGAGGTTCGAATCTTTCGACTCTAGGGCATCATCGCCCATGGCAATCGCCCATGATGCGCCACAATGAAACGCGGCCATCACCCTGATCCGGGAATTTGTTGAGCTTGTGTTGTAGCTGCCGGATTTTTGGATGCCAGGGATTGTTTGGGCTAATAATCGACCGTCAGACAATGCCAAGACAGAATTTCCGAGGCAATCGGTCCAGACCCTTTGTAAAATTTCAAAATTAAAGTCACTGGTCTGTAGTGACTGTCGAACCAACAGATCGTCGATCAGCATCCATTGTGATACGCTCCAATCAAAACCGGAGCAGTCTGTCGGGTACAAGTGGTCACTCCAATTTTCCAGAAGCTCTTCCACAGGTACATTGGCCTGTTTTGCTAATAAGTTCACGAACTCGATGGTCTGTTCATCGGTTGATAGGCCAAAACCGGGTTTTGAGGGGATTGCCCTCCATAAATCTATTTCCATTTTGTTCTGGTGTTGGAACAAAACCCGGGCTACCAATTGATCAACTAAAGACACTGACATGATAAGGCGGTAGCGACCTTCATCA